GAAGCCCTCGTAGTTCCAGAGGGTTATATTACGGAACAAATTGAAACTCTTTGTAGAAGAAAAATATTTAAGATAACCAACGCTTAGGAGATAAACAATGCCAAATTTTGTTAGCCCTGGTGTATACACCATTGAAAAAGATATATCAGATTACGCACCTTCTATTAATACTTCAGTAGTTGGTATCGTAGGTTTTGCTTCTAAAGGCCCAACTAATACGCCAACTTTAATTACAAGCCAAACTAACCTTTTAAAGACGTTCGGTAATCCTTCAGAAGATATCTTAGGTCAAGGTCTTGAAGGTGCTTTAGAAATTCTAGAACAAACAAATTCGCTATACTTTGTAAGAGCGGCTAACGATTCAACTGCTACCGATGCATCTGCTTATCTAGCAGTAGGCACCTGCCCTACTTTTGCTGTTAGTGGTCCTACTATCACTGGCACTGGACTTGCGGGATTTGGTGCTACTGGGGGCAGAAATCTTACATTAAGAATTCAAGTATATGATAATGATGGTGTTGCAAAATATACTCAAAACGGTGGAGCAGGTAGAGATTTTACAATCCCTGCTGGAACAGCCTCGACACAGCTTCAAGCACTTCAAAGAATTGTTGGAACTGGATTAGATACAGATCACGTTTCATTTTATTCCACTGGAACCTCTGCTCTTATAGTTGGTGCTTATGCTGGATCAGAAGCATCAATTAGTGTTTCTGCCGTAGAATCCACATCATTCACTGGTGGGACTGGAGTTAGCGCACTAAGAGCAGTTTATTCTCCAAGTGCAGGAAACGCAACTCTAGGTGTTTCTGGAAGTTTTGCATCTGCTGTAAGAGTTTATGGAGCAACATTCCCAGTTACAGGAACAAATTCATTATCTTACTTAGTAGAAAGTTTATATCCTGGAAAAGGTTATAATACAGGAGTAACTGTAAACGGTGACGCTAGTGGAAACTCAATAACGCTATCACCAGTAGGAGGTCAAAACTTTACTGTAGTAGTTAATGAAGAAGGTACTGCTTTAGAAAACTTTAAGGTAAGTTTTGTTGGTAGCGGAAACTTTATTGAAGATGTAATTAACACTGGAACTACCAATCCTGTTTCTGAGGTAATAAAAGGTTACTTGATTAAAGCTGGTGCTGATGCTACAACAACTAAACTTTCAGATTTTGGAGGTTTAATAAACACATTAGTTGGAGTTGGTCCTTTTAATGCAACACATCAATGGTTAGAACCTGTTAATAATCCAACTGGTGTTGGAGTTGCAACAACTATTGTAAATACCACAGACGGTGGTGGTAGATTTGCAAAATTACTTGGAGGAACCTATTCACTTACAGGTGGAACTAATGGTGATGAATCTGCAACTGCTGATACAGCACTAATAGGTAATGCTTCGGTAACTCCAAAGACAGGTATGCAATCCTTGGATGATCCTACATTAAACATAGGAATCGCTTTAATTCCAGGTATTCATACTCAATCTGTCCAAAATGCATTAATTACTTTGGCTGAAACATCTCAAAACTTCATGGCACTAATAGCTCCTCCATATGCAGTAGGAACAGTTCAAGATGCTATTGATTGGACTAATGGAAAGTCCACAAGTGTTGCAAACCAAAGAACAGCAGCTATCAATAGCTCATACGCTGCTGTATATTGGCCTTGGGTAAAGGTCTTCTCAGTATTTGATGGTAAGGATCGTTGGTATGATCCAACTATCTTTGCTGCTCGTCAAATGGCATACACCGATGCAGTAGCTGATAGCTGGTTTGCTCCAGCAGGTTTCCGCAGGGGTCGTTTAACTAAACCAACAGAGGTTGAAGTTAAGCTTAATCAAGGCGATAGAGATACAATGTACAGTGGTGGAAATGTTGTTAACCCAATAGTATCCTTCCCACAACAAGGTATTACAATCTTTGGTCAGAGAACCACTCAAAGATCTCCAACTGCTCTAGACAGAATTAACATTCGTAGACTAATGATCTACATAAGAAAGATAATTCTTCTATCAACTCAAAGATTTGTGTTCGAGCCTAATGATGAATTTACTTGGGCACAAGTTGAAGGTGTTCTCAATCCATTCCTCGATGATATCCGTAGACGTAGAGGAATTACAGAGTTCCGAGTTGTTTGTGATGAAACAACAAATACACCATTACGAGTTGATCGTAATGAAATGTGGACTAAGGTTTTAATTAAGCCCACAAAGACTGCTGAAATCTTAATCTTCGAGGTTAACCTAACTAATCAATCAGCACAGTTAGGCTCTCTATAAGGATAATCTGAATGGCAACATCATACTATAAAACAAAGTACGGAAGAACTTTTACTCCAGGTCAAGGTCTTCCAGTAATATCAACTGATCTAGACTCAGTAAGAACCTATCAGTTTGAAATTCACTTCTTCGGATTACCTCCAGAAGTTTCTAATACTGCTGATCTAACCTTAGCTGCTAAGAAGGTTGGTGGATTAGAAATGAAAAATGAGCCAATCACAGTAGAAAGAGTTAACGATAGAGTTCACTATCCTGGTAAGAATACACCAGGAGAATTAACTGTAGACTTCGATAACCTTTATCTTCGTGAAACAGCTTCTGATCTTTTCCGTTACTTCCGAAATACTCTCGATCCCTTAACTGGAGAAATGACAAAGAGAGCGCAACCAGGAGGTACTGCTGGAAGCACATTCAAGGCTGATAAAGTTGAAGTTGTTATGTTAGATAACACTTTAACACCTCACTCAGTTATAGAGTTATACGGAGTTTATCCTACCTCATGGAGTGCATCTGAATTTAACTATTCAACTCAGGGATTCCACCAGTTAACAGTTAACTTCAAGTATGATTTCATGAACGTATACAATTACTCGAACCCTTGATCGTTAGTTAGTATTAAATAATAGCCCAGCCTGTACTAGTTGCGGGCTGGGCTATTCTGCTTATCTATAATATATCATGGATTACTTTTCAGAATTATTAGACAGCTACAATAAGCTAAAGAAGCGCACATTTAAGCTCACTTATATTAATGAGCAAGCTGAGAATCCTGCGTTTCAAGAGCTTAGACAAATTTTAATGCAAGCCTCGGAAATCGAAAGCCCAATACAATCTGAGCAATATCCTGGATTATCCAACTTTAAATATAAAAAAACAAAAAATGGAGGAGTAACTGTCTTAACGGGTCATACACAAATGACCATATTAGATCCTCAGGGAAATTTAGAAACATTAAATGCTAAAGGAAAACCTTTAAATAAAAAAGCTCAAGATGAAATTTTAAATGCCTTGTATGATGCTATGCGTGGTGAGGTTGATAAAAAAAATGAAAATCCTGAGTTAAAAGCTGATGAATTAGTAAGACAACAACAAACCGCAGTTGAACAGCAACAAGAAGCAGCCGCTGCTGAACCAGGTGCTCAATTAACCAATATAGGTGCTGATACTGCAACTTTAGAAAATATAAAAAGTGATGCAGAGTACGCTAAAGGAATGTTAGGTTCAACTTGGTTTAAGAATGATAAAAATTTATCACAAAAATATAATCAACAAACAATACTTCCTTTCATAACAGCTAATAATCCAGAAAGTTTTGAGTATAAGTTAGCTAATGGTATTGGACTTGTTGATGATGGTCAAGGTAATCTTGTTGAAGGTCAATTAAATCCATCCCTACTCCACGCAGTAACAGAATCTAATAATGCATTAATGTCATATCTATCAGATGACGTATCTGAAAATTCTTGTGATACTGTAGAAGATAGAGTGGGTTACTACAATAGTGAAAGTGATGGTCGTATAGTTCTTTTCGGAGCAACAAGAAATGAAGGTGTTGTAATTAGACCTAATGCTTTACAAAAAATTGCATTAGAAAGATTAAAACAAAATAGAAATTGTTCTGAACTTGGAACCACTTTAGAAGTTGTTAAATCAGGTGTAATAGAAAATAAGTATTTGAATGACCTAAAAGGTAAGTTTGCGGAACAAGTATTATCCCTTGTTTCTAATCTATCTTCTGGTGATCCAGCTAGGGCTGCTGAAGCTAAAAAAACTTTTGCAGTATTTGTAAAAAGAAAAAGAAGACAATTAGAAAAATTAGTAAGTTTTATTGAACAGAGAGGTAATCTAGCTACTGATATTGAGACTGCTAACATAGGACAGGCTAATCAGGAAATGTTCAATCTGCTATCTGATATTACTTCTCCTAAGTTTAGAGCTTTTTTTAAGAGTGTAATGAGGAGCATGATAAAGGTTAAAGATATAGCTAGACCTGATTATGCAGAACATACTGGAACAGAAGTTTATTCAGGTGAGTTTGCTGATACTGGTAAGAAGGGCGATAACGTGTTTGTTTACACAGATGAAGTTAGAGCCAGAAAATTTGCCGATCAATTTGGAATTAAAGTTAGCAAAGTAATTGATCCAAAAAATAGCACACCTGATCAAATGAGGTTTTTATATAAAGTAGCCGTTAGTCAGAAATTTACTCAGTCAATAGAAGAAGGAAAACCAGGAGAGATTGGTTCTGTAGCTTCAATGCGAGCAAACTATACTGGAGAGAATCCTAATTCTGTAGATATAAATCAACAAATAAATGAAAAGCTTTTTAGTAGCCCTCAAGAAGAGATGGCATCTTTAAATTATTTTAATGATTTAGAAGATCAAGTTCAAAAGAAAAGAGCTTTATTAGTAGAAGATCAAGTTTTAGTAACTGTAGAAGGAAAAATAAAAGTTCAGTCAGCGGAAAAAACCTGTAAAGATATTGCCAAAATTCTGTCAGATAAATCAGGATATAAATTAACTGACAAAGAACTTAATAGTCTTCTTAAAGATAAAGAAGGTAAGATAAAAGACTTTAAGCATGATCAATTAAGACAACGCTTAGGTGAGTTTATTGCAAGAAGAGAACGTCTTAATATTCTTAAAAGGGATATTCAAGATCCTAAAAAAGCAGTTTTAGCGGCTAAGACTCTTGCAAAAATGTCTGGATTTTGTGGGTATTCTAAAGACAGTGCTGTAACATTTCACACAGATGAAAGAGAAAATTTACTAGCTTATGATAGTAATGCCATGTTTAATTCTTTATTTGATGAATTAAAGCAAGGCACATTCAATCCTTCTACACAATTAAAGTTTTCTGGATCACAGGTTAAGTTTGTAACAAATGCTGGAGAACTAACTTTTAAATTTGAAGGAACCGATGGTGCTGTAAGAGATACAAAATACTCTGTTAAGATTCCATCTGCTACTGTTAGATCACTTGATAGATTAAAATTACCTTTTGTAAGTGGTAAAAAGGTAAAGCCTAGTAATGAAGATATTCTCTATAAGTTCTTAGAGGGTCAGAAAGAACTACTAGAGACACTTCTTAAAATAACCAGATAGAGTCTGGTTCAGCTAAGATCTCATCAAACAGGTACATCCTGTAATACTTTTCTTCTTTGTGTAGTTCAACGTAGTTATTAGATTTATACCCTACATCATAGGGAACTACAGCTAAAGTTGGTTGTCTATCTTGCTTGAAAATTATTAATGGTAACTTGTGAGCTTTGTCAGAATCTTTTTGACATTGTTCAATAAAATTCCAAAGCTCAGAGCTATTATTTAATAAGCTATTTAAACTTTCTTTATTATATCCTTTTTTACATTCGATACAATATTTAAAGTTTCTTGGTGTGATTAAGTCTCCATGAATCTTTAAGTGATCTGGAAGTTTATGAGTGCTTGCAAAGGCACCCGATCCAGGAGTTCTTGAAAATTCTGTAGTCTTGAATCTATCATTCAGTTGAGCCGCGATGGTTCGTTCAAAAGATGACCCCTTTGTACGGCTGTTAATTTTCTTTTTCTTCTTAAGATTAGAAATATCGTAATTATCTTCCATAGTACACTATAATAGTCCAATGGATTCTAAACAAACCAATAATATCAAGTTAGACATAAACCAATGGAAAGTTCGTATTGACGAACGGAGTAGAGATAGAATGAAACTTCAAGTTAAACTTTCAAAGGACGAAGCGACTGCATTTAAGAACTTTGCGGATGTGTGCAAGCCTCAAGAGGTGAGCATGGATGATTTCGTAAAGACTATTTTCCTTACGGGTGTTGAGTCGCTCAATAAGCAACTTGCGGAACTTGTCCGTAAGTATGCGGTTGAGAACAAGGAAGAACTTGCTGCTTCGGGTATTACCGTTATCGAAGATGAGCAAGGTGGCGTTCGTTTGCAAGACGGTGAGGGCATCCTTAACAAGCCACTCTGATGTATAAGCTTAATTTTCTTTCAAAAGAAAACGATTTAAACAAAGTAATTAAGAATCACAAGCGAGAGCAGTCTGATTTCAACATCCTGTTTATATCATTATGGGATGATTATTGCACTAGCTTGGTGGGTAAGCTAAAGGAAACTTACGCTAACGTAGAGAACGGGAAACCGCTCTATATTGTGGACAGCTTCTATATGCCTCACAGCTTTGTTATTTATAACACTAACAAAGTTCCACACTTGGTTAGCTTAAGCTCCAAGGGCATATACTCAGAAGATTATTTGCCAATGATAATGAAAACTCTGCTTCCTGTCAAACACAAGAAGCACAAGGCTAACTAACTAAGTCCTTGTTGTTTTCAATATAATTTTCAATCTTCTTAGCGTATTTCTTTTCTCTAGTGTACAGTAGCTTTAAGTTATTTACGATTATGGTCGTAAAATAATTGAATGCTGTACCCTTCTTCGGCTTAAAATTTCTCAAAGTTTTAAGCACTAAAGTAAAACATTCTTGCTTGGCATCGTCGGGATCTACATTAAATTTGAAGCTCTCGACGATGTTAGTTATTAGTATGTCAAATAAAGAAATTAATTCTTCCTCGTACTTTTTGGGATCCTTCTTGTATAATAGGATGACCTCCTCGAACCGTTTGTTGTCTATGTAATGTTTCTTTTTCATACACTATAATAGTATGTTTGATCTTAATAAATTGTACGCAGGGCATAGAATCGGGACAGTTAATCCTTTATGCGAGGGTTGCAGCATCCTTGATAAGGATAAACCTTGTCATTCCGTAATGGATTACAAGGATTTGGAGGAGGCTCATACGCTGTTCCTATCCGATTCGATCAAGTATAGGCATGGTGCGCCTTGGGCTTTCTCTAAGCCTGAGATGGATTTAATTAACGAATGTTATAAGGATAAGTTCGTTACAGCCGCATCGGTGAAGTGTCCCTCGGTTGGAGAGGCAGATATGTCTCCCAAGAACATGAACTTATGTCGTGTTCACTTGGATGCTACCATAGATAAGATTAAGCCCAAGCTAATCTTTGCGTGTGGCAACCTTGCTCTTAAGATGCTTCTCAAGAAGAGTGGTATTACTAATAAGCGAGGTAAGGCTTTTACGTTCTCAACTGAATC